CGACAAACATTTCGTTCTTGTTGTAAAGCTGCTGTGTGATTTCGTCGCGTTCCAGAGCCATCGTACTGCCAGCAGATACGCTGATCGTACCGGCGTTCAGAAGACGCTTGAAATAAACAGGCCACGGTGCAAGATTAGTGATATTAACCTTCGTGGACTTCTGAGTCTCCGCCATTTGCTGATTCCTCCATTAATTTATTTACGCCGTGATCGAGACGGTCAATGTTCTGCATGATATAACGCAGTTTCTCCACGGGAGCCCATCTCGCCCACTTAAACAAACCCCATTCCGCCAGTGCCTTGGTCAGCGCCTCGCCCTTCTGAAAAACCCAGTAGGGTTTGCCGCTCACCTGATTTTTGCCCTTCGACTCGTAGTCAAGACCGCAAGCCTTCATGAAATGCATCATCGTGGCGCTGTAGCAATAGAACAGAGTTTCCTCTCTTACATTCTTCAGTTCCATAACTAATAAAGAGGGCGGGGAACATCCCCGCCCAACCTCCTCATCCTATCTTAAATTACAGCGCCATATCAGCGGCGGGAGTGATAGAAGTATCGTTCAGCAGACCGATCTTGTATTCCTGGCCCTTCGCAACGTCAGCCGCGATCGTCAGGTCATAGCGGGTCAGCACACGACCGGTGGTCACATCGTTACCGCTGAAGGAAGTGATGCCGCCAACAGTCCAGGTCGCCACAGGAGAATCGACGCCGTTCGGCAGGACATACAGCAGACCTTCGGGGCCCATCGCCGCAAAGTCATCGCCAGCAGCGTTCAGCTTGCCGAAGTCATAGGCCATCGGGATCTCGCGCACGATAGAGCCGTTGTACCAGGTCAGCAGACCAGTCTTACGGATCTCTTCCATTGCGGCGTCAGCAATGCCGACAAACGGGGCGCTCGTGCTGGAGTAGGGCGCGAAATCGTTGATCTGAGACACAACAGCGTACGCACCGAGCAGAGTGGTGGGGCCGAACTTGCGGACTTTCTTCACCAGCGCGTCAACAGCCGCCTTGGTCAGGCTGGAAGTCTCGTTGAAGTACTTCACGCCAGTCGCGTTCTTGAGAGACTGATAGACCTTCTTCATGACATAGTCAGAAGCCTTATTGATCATCTCAGTGTGGACACGCTGCATAGCGGCGTTCTCACGGGTCATGTCGCCCATCGCCAGAGTGCGATAGTCCACCTGATAGCCGGCGGAGATGTTGATGGGCTGCACGATGTAGCGCTGGGCCACATTGGCGGGGAAGCGGACGGTGCCGTTCAGAGCCTGAATGCGGGCAGTGTCGGAAGACACATTCCAGACTTCACGCTCGACAGTCTCATCCTGGCCCAGAGGCTGATAGCTACCGAAGATAGACAGGAGCTGCATTTCCTGAAGAACCTCAGGGTTGAGGATCTCACGACGAATCTGATTCAGTTCAGAAATGGCCTTGGTGTCGCCCTCAGAAGCCTTGGTGGCCAGGCTCTTGATGTAATCAACAGCCTTGTCAGCGACCTTAGAATCAGCATAGGTAGGCAGAGTCTTGCCCTTAACCATAGCAGAGAACACTTCGACAACAGGAGAAGTGCTCTTAATTTTGGGATTTTCAACGTCACGATGGGCGTTGTTCATTTCAAAAGAGTAATTCATAACTCATTCTCTCCTTTCTTTGTCGTAGTGATTAGGTACCAGCAGTGCCCTTTACGACCTTCACACGAACGCCGGCCACGCCGCCGATCATGATCTTGTCGATGACCTTGAAGGTCACAATAGTGGCCACGCCAGTCTTGCTCAGCTTGCCATTAGCGTCGGCCTTCAGCGTATCGCCAACATTGATGCTGGCCATCGCGGTCGCGATGTTAGACTGGGTAGCGATCATCTCGCGGCCATCCCAGGCAGCCAGATCATACAGGTTCAGAGGAGAACCAGCGGGGATCATCGCGCCTTCCAGATTGTGATCGTCGCCCTGAAGATCATTGATGGCGACATACAGCGCGGTAGAAGCGGCGGCGGGGGCGGCGATTTCACCATTAGCATTGATGGTGCAGATGTAGCCGTTCAGCACATCGGTAGCCGCTTTCAGCGTGGGGAAGTTACGAGCGCTATGTTCAATAGACTCGATTTCATGCCAAATAAACATATCGGTTTCACCTTTCCTTTCACAAATTAGAAGATGCTGGCTTCGCCTTCGCCACCGCCATTACTGACAGTAGCAAAGATGTCCAGATCATCATGGTTGCCGTTGTGTACTTTGTTCTTGCGCTCGGCAACGATGCCAACGCAGATCTTGTTCACAACAGAATTAATCTCGCAGTTCATAGGATCTGCCTTGAACGCGGCGATTTCGTCTTTCGCATAAGCCTGTTCGCTCTCACTGTAATCAGCCAGAGCACTTTCGAGCTCAGCAACGCGGGCCTTCTTTTCATACTCGCTGACCTTCTGTTCCAGTTCAGCGATCTTCGCATCCTTCGCGGACGCATCCTCTTTAAGCTGATTAACCTCGGCTTCCAGAGAAGTGACCTTCTCGTTAGCCGCATTAAGCTCAGCCTCCTTCGCAGTCACGCTCTCGTTCAGAGAGTTTACTTCATTCGTGAGATTCGTTTTATCGTCAAGCACGGCATGCAGTTCCGTCTTAATTTCGTCAACAAATCCACGGAGCTTGGCTTCATCCATAGTAGTCTCCTCCTTGTTGTTAATCTCAAGTACATGGCATGCATCATCTGCTGGGGGCACTGACCCAGACAAAATGACGTAACCAGAATACTCATATTGCATTGGGACGCGTCCATGTTCTTTGTACCCGTCCTCGTATACAATCACATTATTGTTCTCTGGGGTGCCGACAATTTCAACACTACCAAAGACATCGCCCTGAGGTACATGCTGTTTCAGATAATCCACTAACCCCTGGCAGCGATGTTCGTATAATACGCCATGACCCAAGAGCACCTTTGTAGGAATTCCGTCCAGCTCGACGGTCGTAATTTCGCCGCCAGTAATACTGCCAACCACTTCAGACGTCTTGCTAAATTGCGGCATTGGCCTTCCGTCATAATCCTCACTCTGCCCAATCAATCCATGCCCGCCGATTTCTGTTTCGTCTGCGGTTGCGCCCTTCGCGTAATAGTCCACGGCGATCTCCGCCGGGGCCATCCGCTTCATAGCTTCACGCACGTATTCCTCTTTCCACGAGATCCCGTTATACTGATAGTCGTCAGGACTATCCATAATTTTGTGCAGGATAAACGTAATAGGCCGCTTGCCGCCCCTCGACTGTGATTCACTGAGTTCAAAGATTCTTGTCTTAATCATTTCCATCTTGACTCACCTCCTCAGTCGCCGGGACTTGGCAGTAGATTGCCGCCGTTCGCTCTCGTGGTAAGCGTCTTCGGGTTGGTGGTATCTTCATCTACAGGGCGTCCGCCGTCACTGGCGCTGTCAGCGCCATAGGTGAACGACGTCTGGTGTACGGGATATTTATGCTCGATATCGGCTTCGAGCTCTTCGTCGAGCATATCGAAGAACGCGTCTGCGCCGATGCCAACAGCCGTTGCCCACATAGACAAGGATCCCTTGCCTTGCAGATAAAGATCCTTTGCCATCTCAACAAACTGTTTGCGATTGCAATAGGTAATGGGCAAGTAATGTACATCTACCCGATATTTGCTATCACGGATGATATTCGCATTGATCACCTTGTTCAGTTCCTCGACGATCATATCAATGACGTTAAAGATTTCAGCGGTGATCAGCTGAAGGTTGTTCTCCTGGGCACTGAATGAAGAAGTGCCCTCACCAGTTAGCAAACTTGCGGCAAAGCCGAGGCCGAGGGAAATGTTCTTCCTCAAATCGGTGCTGTTGCCCTCATCAAGGATACTGACGTCAGGTTTCAGGACGTCCAGCTTTGTGCCAGCCGCGACAGAGAAAAATGTAGTAGCCCCAGTAGAGCCGTTCGTGTTCTTGATTGCGTCGCGCACCGTTTCGTGCTGGGCGATCTGCTGTTTGTCGGTCAGGGCACTCTCGCCCTTCTGCTTACCTTCAGGGAAAGTTTCATAAATAATACGCTTGTTCGTCTCGTCGATCGCTTTTCGCTTCGACTTTGTCATCAGCGCATCGTACAGAATATCGTCAATAGCAGCAAGCACCATCGGTCTTCCGTATGGCTCAGAACGCTTGGCCCTGAACTTTACAGCGATCGTCTTATCCGTATCCAACACTACCCACTGTCGTCCTCTATTTTCACGCCACGCCTTATAGGCGTCGCGAATCTCCTTTGGATATCTGCGCAGTTTATCTTCAGCTGGTTCATTACCATTACGCCAGAAATAATCCAGATTGAACGAAAGAATATACGAACCATTGCGAATTCCAATGATCCGCGTAAAGTCTGGGTCGAGGTAAACCACTGAAGCGTTCATAACCCTGTTCTCGTTGATTTCAATAATGTTATTGATTTGCCAGTCAGAGAGTGACTTGTCACGCCCAAGCGGACGTTCACGTGTTTCAAAATACGCGAAATAAACACCATCAACGAAAGTGTTGTGCAGAGCGTCGCGCACCAGCTCACGATCGCGAATCAGCCGGAGCGTTTCCTTGACAATCTCTTTATTCGTTTGCTTTTTGCTAGCACTCTTGCCGTGGGCAACCACGACGCTGTCAAGTGTGGGCAGCGACGTGCAGTAATCCACAACGTTTGTCAGTATGCCGTTACAGGAGTACAGCATCCTGCTAAGCCGTCTGATCTCTTCATTATTGGTCATGGGGTCTTTGACCATACGCTGGATTTCCTCGACATCGTAAAAGTCAAGAATGTTACAACCATCAATCGGATACCATGACACATTAGACCATCTGGCATTCGTCTCATAATTTTTCTCTTCTTCATGCATCGCTGTCACCTCCTTTAGTCTACTAATGTTCTATATTCATATTGATTAGATGTGGACAATAAGTCATGTTCAAGCAGAGAGGCGAAGTACACACCATAGCTGACAGAGGTATATCTGTCCTTAGTGTTCTTACCGACCTCCGAGATCCTGATGATTCCTGTATCTGGCATCCGATCATAAGTCAAACTGATCATTTCATTGATCAAAGCACGAGTCTCAAGGAAGGGCCCTTCATAGAACATCTGGGCATCCACCTCGATGGCGTCCGCGTACCCCCTGACCTTCGGCAGTATCTCGTCCAGCGCGATATCGTACTGCGCCAGCAACTGCATACGGTGTTCCGCGAACTCACGCCGCGTGATCTGAGCGATCTCGCTGTTGAGCTTTGCCGTTGCGTTTACAGCGAACAGCACGGGTTCCGCACCCTCAACGCGCACACGGGCAGCAGTGTTCTCATCGTTCATGCACTTCCACGCGGGCATTTCCGTCTGTGAGCTCTCGTCATACGTCGGTCGGGCCAGCATGTCATAGATAGCCACGCCGCCGTTACGCATATCCAGTACGACATAATCGCAGCCAGTATCATAGAAGACCGTCTTGATCCTCCGCGCCTGTTGCATGGTATCGCCGCCATGAATATGCTCCATATACACGACATGCTTCTGGTAGTACATACTGCCGTTGTCGAAATATTCGGGGATAAGCCTGATGATCGAGAACACGGAGTTGTCGTTATCCTTCTTATCCACGAAGGCCATATCGCACGACATGATCCTGATCTCGCCGTCCTGATGCTTGAGTATATCGCCCTTCTTGACCGGGTTGTAATCATTGCGCCGAGGATAGATGGGCGGCTGTTTCAGTACCTGAGTCGCGGCAAGCATCTCGTAGTCGAAGTAAGCGTTCTCGTTCTCGCCGACCATGATATTCTCTGACTCGATCATCCAAGTAGTCGGGTCATCCCGACGCTTGTCCTTGATCATCTGATTGCGTGTTTTGATCTTATGATAAAGCGTGATAACATAGTCAAAGGCCAGCAATGAGTAACGCATGTTACCATGCGCCACTTGCATTGCCATATCTTTGATTAGCTTCCACATCCAGTGCGATCTGTACCACGCAGAAGATATATAGATTGTCTTGCTCTCTTCAGGTTCGATGTCCTGATATTCAGGGCGATCCTTGTACGGCGCGTTCCGTACGTGCTGGAATTTACTGAGTACCGAGTCGATGACGAACTTCTTGATCATGCGGCACTCTTCCAGAATCAGGATAGTCGAGCGGTAGCCACGGGCATTGTCATTACCAACAACCACCACGATTGAGCTCTCATTCCTAAACATA